CAGGGTAAGTAAAAAAGGGATAATCTAGTTATGGCAGTAAAAGGGTTTATAATAGTACCTAAAAGGCTCATTTTAGACGATAGGATAAGCAATAACGCTAAAATCCTCTTTATTTACATTAGATCCCTCTCAGAGAGCTTTAGAACGCTAAGAAACAGCAATTTAAAGCAGAAACTAGGTATCTCTTTAAAGACTTTGCAGAACGCTAAAGCTGAATTAGTTAAATATGGATATTTGAAGATATATAGAAGAAAATCAGCCAACTACTACTATATATTGATTGGTAGAAAGGCTGTGGATATTGAACAGACTAAGTAAAATTTACCTATTGAGAGTGAGTAATATTTACCTAATCAGACTAAGTAAAATTTACTCAGTATTAGTAGAGTAATATCATTTATTATAATATCATTTATTATAATATCAATGGAGCAGAAAAGGATTAAAAGGTTATATAAATAGAATGGGTAATAAGTTGAAATCCACCCCCCCACCGAACTACATATTTAAGGGTAAACCATTACAGCATTTTAATAACAATAATTATACTAGAGAAGAAAAAATAGAAATTGTGCAGTTATTATGGTCTGATTATGGAGATGGTTTATTAAGTCAAGAAGTTCTTGTAGAAATTGTTTTAAGCAACTCTTACGGATCTTATACTGCTAAACTTATTTTAAATGATATGATGCAGAAAGGGATCTTGAAAATAAACCCATTTAATAAAACTAATAAACCTATTTTCAAGAAAAAGGGTCTTTTTGATTGGTAAACTAGATATAGTATGTTATAGAAAATAATGCACTATAAACCCTTTATAGGCATTTTATGTTGCAACATCGGTGTGTGGCGTTCTTATTCCCTTTCTAACGCCACCACCACTTAAATATTATTATGGCAGGAAGACCAAGAAAATTAACAAAGAAACTAGAGAACACTATTCTAGAATTAATTGCTGATGGTAAAACTATTAGAGAAACATTTGAGATTATAAAAGATTATACCTGGCAGAGCTTTAGAAAAGAACTTATTGAAGATGATAATTTAATGATAAGATATGTTAAGTCTAAAGAACTTGCTATAGATTTAAAGTTATCAGAGTTAGAGGATAAGAGAAAAGAATTAGAGTCCAAGATTGAAAATGGTGTTGTAGATCCCAAATCAGCACAGAATTTAGTTAACTTATATAAGATTATAACTGCTCATTCTCAATGGTCTGCTAGTAAATTGTCATCAAAACGATACGGAAAAGCTGCAGAACTGACAATAAAAGGTGATAAAGAGCAACCTTTGTCTATTTCTTGGCAAACTTAATTGGTTAAAAAGTATTGATTTACTTAGGTTGTTGCTATTTCTTGCACATCTAAAACACAAAAGTTATATGTGAGAAGAACAAAACAGCAACAAATAGCCAAACCGGTGATAATTTTTATTATCGGAAAAATAACTATTGATAGTCTTTAATTATCGTTAGTAATAATTAGTGGTTTTCCAGGAGTTAAACACAACATATGGGGGTTTTATTTTGGGGTACACCCATTTTTTGTTGTTGTCGTTAGATTAAAATTGATACAAGGTATAAACAAACAAAATGGATAATTACATATTGAAAACAATCATATTTATTACGAAAGACAAAAGGACTAATAAACCTGTTGTCATTACACAATGGAATGGTTTTGAAACTGAACAAGAAGCTCTTGACTTTTCAAACTATTTAAAAGAAATGACATTAGATGAGATGCTTGAAGAAAATCCAAAAGACACAATCCATTAAGGGGGGTTTTGTTTTAAAATGAAACAAATTGTAATTCCCTACAAACCAAGAGAAATCCAAAAATTTTTGCACAAAAAATGCGATGTGAACCGGTTCAATGTAATCATTGTTCACAGGAGAGGAGGCAAAACAGTCTTTGCTATCAACCATTTAATTAAAGCTGCACTTACCAATAAAAGACCTTATCCTAGATACGCCTTTATTTCGCCATACCGACTACAAGGTAAATCTACGGCATGGGATTATATGAAACAATTTTCTGCTGCTGTACCAGGAACTAAATTTAACGAATCAGAACTAAGGGTAGATTTCTCTGTGAATAATTCCAGAATACAAATCATAGGTGCTGAGAATAGTTCGGCAATAAGAGGTCAATACTTTGATGGAATTATTGTAGATGAAACCCAAAACATAGCTCCTGATATGTTTGATACCATCTTAAGACCCTGTTTGTCAGATAGAAAAGGTTTCGCAATCTTCATCGGTACGCCAATGGGAAGAAATTGGTTTTTTGATTTACACCAAAGAGCTAAAGAAACAAAAGATTGGTTTACTTGTCAGTTTAAAGCTAGTGAAACCAAGATCATACCTCAAGAAGAATTAGACGCTGCCAAAGCCACAATGTCAGCCGATTCTTATCAGCAGGAATTTGAGTGTTCATTTCAAGCTGGGGTGTCAGGCAGCTATTATGGATCTATTATGGAAGAGTTAGAGAAGAAAAATAAGATAGTAGATTTTGAAGTAGATTTAAATTTAGAAGTAGAAACTTGGTGGGATCTAGGAATGAATGATAGCACAGTAGTAACATTTGCACAGCGTAGAGAAAATGAAATTAGAATTATAGATTGCTACGAAAATTCAAGCGAAGGTTTAGAGCATTACGCTAATATGTTAGATGATAAACCTTATACTTATTCAAAACATATCGCACCCCATGATATTAGGGTGAGAGAGATTGGCACAAATAAATCAAGGTGGGAAACAGCAAAAGAACTAGGCATAGAATTTGACATAGCACCGAAGCTCAGTATTGAAGATGGTATAGAACAAACAAGACGATTGCTGCCAAAATGCTATTTTCATAAAAGTAATTGCAAAATGCTTGTAGAAGCGTTAAAAAGCTATTGTAAGCGTTGGGATAGTAAAAATAACTGTTTCAGAAATAAACCTATTCATAATTGGGCATCCCACTTTTGTGATAGCTTTAGATACGGAGCTGTAGTAGAACCTATTGAAAGAAGTGATTGGAAAAAACCAATTAGCGTTAATACAAATTACATAGTTTAATATGGCAAGGAAAAAAATCATAGAAATATCAGATCCAAAACTTAGAAGTATTCTAAGTGGTCAAATTAGTAATGCTCTTGGTTATTTAGGTGGAGAGTTATCTGACTCAAGAAGAAAATCTTTAGAATATTATTTAGGCGATAAACTTGGCACAGAGATTGACGGCAGATCACAAGTGGTGTCAACAGATGTTGCCGATACTATTGAATCCCTTTTGCCGAACCTACTTAGAGTTTTTACAGCGTCTGACAAAGTGGTAAGATGCGAACCAGTAACAGGCGAAGATGTTCAATTAGCCGATCAAGCCACAGCATATTTAAATCATGTTTTCTACAAAGAAAATCCAGGCTTTCAATTATTATATAATTTTTTTAAAGATGCCTTAATTGAAAAAAATGGTTTCTTAAAAGTTTATTTTGATGAGCAAGAAAGAGTAGAACATGAAACTTATAAAAATTTAACTCAAGCTGAGAAAGAAGCTCTACTAGATACTAAAGATGATATTGAAGTTGTAGAAGAAGAAGAGATTGAAGATACAGTAGCAGCCGAACAAATTGAAATGGCGAAAGAACAAGCTGAAGATCAAGGCTTAGATATATCACAAGTAGAATTTCCAAAACCTGTTTTATATAATTGTAAAATTAAAAGAATATCTAAAACAGGAAAAGTTAAAATTGAATCCATACCACCTGAAGAATTTTTAATTAATCGTACAGCAAAAACGATTGATGATGCAGATTTTGTTTCTCATAAAGTTTTAATGACAAGATCGCAAATAGTTGAAATGGGTTTTCCACAAGATGAAGTAGATAGCTTACCAGCGTCTAGTATAGATATTTACAATGATGAAAAAATTGTAAGAACAAAAAATATTGACGACTATCAAATGAATACACCAACAGATAAGTCAACAGAGAAAGTTTTAATTTATGAATCTTATATTAAATATGATTACGATGGTGATGGCATAGCAGAGTTAAGAAAGATTATATCAGCAGGTGATGATGGTTATGCTGTGTTATCAAATGAACCCTGTGATAATATTCCATTTGTTTCTATTACGCCTATTCCAATGCCACATAGATTTTATGGCAGATCCATTTCTGAATTAGTTGAAGATATTCAATTAATGAAATCTACTGTGATGAGGCAGTTATTAGATAATATGTATCTTACAAATAATAATAGAGTTGCCATTATGGATGGAATGGTAAACATGGATGATTTATTAACGACAAGACCTGGTGGTGTTGTCAGAACTAAACAACCTCCAAGTCAAGTGATGCAGCCGTTACAAGCTCAACCGATTTCACAACAAGCGTTTCCATTATTATCTTATTTAGATTCAGTTAGAGAAGTAAGAAGTGGAGTTTCAAAACAAGCACAAGGTTTAGATCCTAATACTTTAAATGCAAAAACAGCTACAGGCGTAAATGCTTTAATGACACAAACGCAAATGCGTTCAGAATTAATTGCAAGAATATTTGCAGAAACAGGTGTTAAAGATTTATTTAATAAAGTTTTTGAACTTATGGTTAAATACCAAGACAAAGAACAAATTATAAAATTAAATAATAAATATATTCCAGTTAAACCTACAGAGTGGAAAGATAAATTTAATATTACGATTACAGTTGGTCTAGGAACAGGTACAAAAGAACAACAAGCAGTAATGTTAAACGGAATTTTAGAAAGACAAATCCAAGCATTTCAACTTCAAGGCGGTAGAGAACTACCAATGGTTAATTTAAAAAATATTTACAACACATTATCTAAAATTGTGGAGAATACAGGTCTTAAAAATGTTGATGCGTACTTTGTAAATCCTGATATGGGTAAACAAATGATGACACCACCACCTCCTCCACCATTAACACCAATAGAAAAAATAGAATTTACTAGAATTGCAAGTGAAGAGAAAAGAAAAATTGCAGATTTAGAACTTCAAAGCAAAGAATTACAACAAAAACAACAAGAAATGTTATTAGACTTTGAAGCGAAACTAAAAGAAATATCATTAAAATACAATACACAGTTAGATACGGCAAAAATTAAAGCTGATGCTGATTTAGACAAAGTTATGATGGCAGGAAATAGCAAGATACTTGAACAAGCACAAAAATCTGCTAATATGCTTAACCAACAGGTACAAGGATTAAATGGAAACCAAAGACCAGGCGAAGAGATCCCTAGAAATAGGCAGATCCAACCAGGCGAAACAGATTTTACAGAGTAAAATTTTTCAAGAGTCCATAGAAACTCTTAAAAAAATTTATTCTGAAGCACTTTTAGAAAAAACAGGTGCTAAAGAGAGTGATACCAGAGAAAAACTTTGGATTGCTTATAATGTTGTAGGAAAAGTTGAACAACATTTACAAAGTATTCTTGAAACAGGAAAATTAGCTGAAAAACAATTAGAAATTTTCCGAAAACAACAACAAGAAAAAAAATTCTAACGTCAGTTAGAATAAGCCAAGTCAATTAAGACAGCTTAACAACAGGAGGACTTAATGTCTGACAAAAACCCATTACTGAATAGTAATTCAGTACAAGGTGCAGCAAGTTCGATTGAGGGATTAATAGACCCAAAGACGGCAACTATCAAACCTCAAGAGAAAGCAGCACCAGTTGAACAGAAAGAACCAGAAGAAGCGAAAGCAACTGAAGATAATCAAGAAGTTCAACAACAACCTGAAGAAAATCTTGAAAATAAAATTCAAGAAACTTTAGATGAAGAAGAAGCATCAGAAGACAATGCTGAAAGACAACAAACAACCGATTACCACCAAGTTAAAGTTAATGGTGAAGTAATTGAAGTTGACCTTGAAGAATTAAAAGCAGGTTATCAGAAGGATGCAGACTATAGACGGAAAACAGAAGAAGTAGCTTTAGAAAAAAGAGAGCTATTAACTGAAAAAGAACGTCTATCAAAGCAATATTCAACTAAGCTGGATGATTTAAATTCGCTTGTGTTGACTTTGAACGCTGAAGTAAACAACGATGTAAATGCCAAAGAACTAGATAGACTTTGGGATGAAGATCCAACTGAAGCAGCAAGGATTGATCGTAAAATCAGAAGAAGGAGAGAAACACTTTCTCAAGCTCAGAAGAAATTAAGAGATCATCAACAAGCACAGTTTCAGGAAGTTCTAAAAGAGGAGCAAAAAAAGGTAGCTATGAAGTTCCCTGAATTGCAAGATCCTGTAAAAGGAAACTCTCTAAGAACAGGCATGGTGAATTATTTA